CAATGAACCCAAAGACAAGCAAGTACGCGTACTTGCACCTCTCTATCATAAGGGCGATCATAGACCAGTGCTGCCTTATCCATATTAATAAGAGCGTGAATACAGTCTGGCAATTGCTCAGTGAACTGATCAGGAAGAGTTGTTGACTCTATGATAAGACTATTATCCAAAGGAATATTATGAACTTTATGGTACATTACCATAAACCAAGCCATATCCCCAATCTCTTCTTTCTCATTAACTGAGTCTGCAGCAGTTACATACTCATAATTCTCAGTGGCAATGCCAGTAACACAGTGAAGACTGTTCTTAATCGGTTCATTTAACTCCTTCCAAGTTCTAAAGGCCAGTTGTTGGTATTGATTTAATGATGTTATTTTTATTTCTTCTGATAGTTGCATTTTAGTGCTTCATTTACAAGGTTATACATTAGACGTTTTGTGGCATCAGGACCATAATCACGATGGTGATCACTTGGATCTTTAGACCCGGTTGGTAGCGGAATTTGTAGAAGAGGGTATGGGTACCATTCAGCCTTATGCTTGCCATCATTATCGAATAAGACAAAGATGTTTGAGTATTTACGTTCAAAGAGTCTTAGAAATCTCTCATCCATAGGGGTATTCTCCGACCTAGGACTTACTGCTTCATAGCCCATAGATCTCAGACACATAATATCCTTAGTAGCCTTAGTGATTATGAGAGTATCCTGATTATATTCCAACTGCTCAAAGCCTTCTACACAAAGATCGGTGAAGTCATTTCTGAACTTCTTATCCTTTTCCTCATGTGGCTGATAGAGTTTATGTTTAGAATACACTTCATAGGAATAGCAAAGCCCCTTGGGGACAATACCATACTGTTGGTTGGGAGTAAGCCAGTACCGTTGTACTGACTTAGTCTTATACCTCTCTAGTAGTTCCCTGTTGGGGCCAAACTGCTTCCAATAATTAATGTCTGTGTCTATGAACTCTTTGGACTTGATACTAATCTTTATCTTCATCTGGGGAGGAGGGGGCCCATAATGTGGAATCTCTACATTGTTTATAATACCGGGAGTATTGATACCAAGGGCAAAGTCAGCATCTACCTTTCGATAGACATCATTATAGCCGCTGATAGGCAACCCCTGATTCTCCCACATTTGCTTTAACATGGAGAAGATCTCCCCTTTCTGACCGGTAGCCTGATCTTTCCAAGAAAACTCTCGGTCAGGCCATCTAGAATAGAATACAGAAAATGAAGGACAGTCATCCAGATTGTTATGCGGCCTGATAGGAGAGAGCATCCTCTTGCCTAATTCCACTTGTTGTCCGAGATAATGACAGTAGAGAGCGTATTCATCTACTAGTTGTAATATATTCTCCGGTTCTAAAAGCTTAGATTCCAGTAATCCATCCAAAGAATTCATAAAGATCAGTTATTAAAGTTATACACCAAATACTTCGTCAGCTGAAGGAGCTGCAGCACCTACTGGTAGATCAGCAGCAAGATCAGGAGTATCAGCTTTGTTCAAGCCCTCTTTGATCTCATATGGGGTATACTTTAACCTTGATTGTTCTTTAGGAACTGTGATAGGCTCCCAGAATGGGTTATCTTTTACAAAATTCTTACGAAGACCAGCATAAGTGCTTTTCTTACTTTGACGAACTAATAATAAACGAAAGTGATCTGCTTTGTTAGGAAGATCATTGAACGTATCGATAAAAGCAGTACAAAGATTGTCGTATACTTTATTCAAGACAGCTTGATCTGTAATCTTCTCATTGTAGTTGTCTCCATCTACACCGGTATCAGCAAATAGAACATTACCACCAAACTTAATCTTATCAGAGGTAATATAACCAGATAAGATATGGAACAACTGATCTTTAAGACCACTAATGTCTTTAGAGATCATAGTAGAGTCCAGCTTACTGCCATCATGTTTAGTATTCTTAAACCCGAATACCTTAATACTCATGGTACGGGCAGTACTACCAAAGTCTGAGTAACCCTCATTACTTAGAGCATCAAATGGGTTGTTAGTGTCTTCTTTCGTTTCTACTATCTCTTCAAATGATAGTTCAAGTCTTCCTTCCGTATCCTTAGCAGCCTTGGCTAAAATAACCGGTTCATTTATAGCAATTGTAATCATAATCAATCAGGAATGTAAAGTGTGAAAAAGTCCCTGGCAAGATACCAGGGATAATAAGAAAGGGTTAAATATTAGATGCCGAATAAATCGTCATCATCATCATTACCTCTTCCAGGGAAAGATTCTTCGTCAAGATCAGCTAAGCTATGAACTTCAATACCTTCATGAGATATTTCAGAACCATTCAACTCACCAGCAGCTGTTACAGCATCAACGCCAACTACCATATTCTCGATAGGCTCTGACTCAGAGTCGGCTACTTCAGAAACAGGATTAGGAAGATTACTGGTAGAGAATTCAGTAGCAATTACCAATGGCATATACTCTTGATTCTCACGACGCTCGGTAGTCAATTGACCGGCAGTTTCTCCTTTAGAGATCTTCTTAGGGATAAGAGCTACACCAGAAGGAGTTTTCAATTTGTACTCACGCACAATGTTTAGGTCAATGAAAGCAAGATCAGGATTGTTATCAAATGAGAAGTTATAAACCTCTTCTAGCATTGGTAACAGGCTGTTCTTACCAAAAGTAGGAGAACCTTGATCTCCGACTAAGCTATTAGGTTTACCCTCAGCATCCCAAGTACAACGACCGAAAAGGTCTACTTTAGGAGCAGACTTAACTACAGTTGCAAGGAAAGCAACAGCTTTAGGTAAAGCACCTAATTGTTTGAAATCATTAGAACTAAACACATCGAAACCATTGCCTGCAACTTCAACATCTTTGTTGGTATACTCTAGGTTGAACTCAGTTACCAAAGCTGAAGATGGATAAATACTACCATCTTTGAATAATCGTAGATCTGCATCTACAGGGTTACGCTCTTTACGAGCACCAATACTACTTGCTTTTTTAGCTTTAGCTTCATCAGCTGATAATAATTCTACGTTTGATAGAAATGATAAATCCATTGTTGTTATTGTATTATTGTTAGTGATTTTGTTAGTTATTAAACGGTTTCAGCTGCTTTAGCTATCGGCCCATTTACTACCGTTTGCTGATAATCGTGATCAGCATATTTTCCTGTTAATAGGATAGCCTCCCAATCGAATGGAATCTTAGATCCAGCAAGATGCTTGAATCTACATCCTGCAGACATATCTCCCATACTATTAAATGATACCCATAGCTCGCTGTTCTTACGATACAAATACCCAATAGCATCTACATGAGCGCACACAATATCGCTCAGCTTTCCTGTTAGAGATACGGCTTTAGTAGATACAGTGCTACCTTCCATCTCTGAGATAAGTTTATCCTTAACATGGCATACAATGATTAACTTCTCACACACCTTTTCAAGCATATCCAGAAGATCTCCATAAGCAACTCTGATAAGATAATAACCCATACCTTGTGGAAGTTCCAGACAACTGGTTCCTTTGAAAGTACTACCTATGATAGATTGCTTGTAGTTATCAGTTGCTAATCTCTCAGCAATGTCTTCCAACTTACTACCGGTATCAATAGAGATATATCTAAAAGGATATTTACCACCATTGGCTTTTCCTTCTTTAAGGATTTCAGCACATAGACCAAAGATGTCTTGGTAGGTTTTGATAGCTACACGATTACACTCATACATTGTTGCTCCATCCTCCATGTCAAGGATCAGATTGCTTTCAAGTTGAGTAAGAATTTCTGTTTTTCCGCACTTTGGTGCTCCATAAAGAAGCAGTCTTTTAGGAGTAGTCCTGGTGGGTTTAAGTTTTTGTTTTGGCAATACAATGGCCATCTGTTAGTGATTTAAGGGTTAATAATTATATTTGCTAGTTATCAAACCAGAAGACAATTCGAACATCATCAAGATCCCCAAGTTGTTTAAGCTCTTCCAAATGAGTAAAGAAGAATTCTCCAAGATTCTCCCTATAAGAGATTATTGTGCCTTCTCCTTCTTTTGCTAATGAGGCACCAGTAAAAGTAATTCGTCTATTCCAGAAAGTTTTGTCGTAATCAAATTCTATTAATTCCCTAAGAGTTAAGTATGAGTGCGAATGGTAATTATCATCAGAAATATCATCTCGTCTGTGATTAAAATTACCAATATAATCTTCCACTAGCTCGCTCAGATATATACTATCCTCTGGCAATCCTCTTGGCTCAGAAATAGGTTCGCAATGATCATAGTTTCGAACATTTGCTAGAAAAGCAAATATTGAATAACTTCTTGGATAAAATGGACTACTATCTTTTTCTTTCTTCTGATATCCTTTATCCCAGTCTAAGAGTGTAAAGCAATTCTCTACTTTCTCCCAATTACTTGTTTCTTTGTTCCGTTTTCAGCGAAACTGTGGATATCACATCCCATGGTTTTAAGTTTTAAGGGTTATACAATAATTATATTTGACTAAACTCGTTCTGAACTTTATTCAACTCATCTACTAAATCATAAGAGGGTTCTAGTAATAAGATGTTAGAAGGAGATGCTAGGTCATGTACCATACCTGCAATAGGGTCCAAGCAAAATGGTATCATCTTATTAGCTGGACCATAACGATTCTTCATAATAAACATCATGACCAAATAGTCCTTAAACTTAGAAACATCATAGTTATGGAACTCCTCCAGATCAAAAGAGTTAGGCTTAATAAGCCCTAGAACTACATCGGAATCCCGGTAACTGTAAGAGGAATCACCAAAATCTACTCTTTGAGGAGCAATAGCACCCTGCTTAAACTTTTGCCGCTCAATACTAGAAAGCCCAGTATTGAATTGCTGAATTATTACAGGACTGTACATTAGCTTATTTCTTAAGAACACACAATATTTGGACATGGTGTCTATATTGCGCTTAGTATCATTACCAGATTCTTCTGTTAATAATGCAATATGATCCATAACCACAATACTAATCTGCTGAGGATGTCTAGGCTTAAAACCCGATATCCTCTTCTTAAGTTCTTTAGTTTTTGGGGCCTCAAATTCCTCATAAGTAATTTCTCCTAATGTTTTAGCATGCTCTATCATATGATGAAATACTCCAGTAGGGTTCATAGCATGATCTAGAAAATGTATATCACTCATAATCTCATCTAACTGGTCAAGACAGGCCAAAGACATTTCCCAATGATCTTTAGATAGAAGTTTTTTAGGATTTCTACCTAATAAATACTCAGAAGGTAAGCGTATACCATATGTCATAAATACAAAATAAGAAAGCCATCTCGCTCTTTTATCATTCTCTCCAATTTCAAAGCTGAAATAGGTACAATCGAAAGGAATATTCTGACGTTTAGATTGATACCAACTACTTAGAACAAATAAGAAGTCTGTTATAGTGGTTTTACCAACTGCAGAATCAGCTCCACATAAGTACATGCGAGACTGAGAAACACCGTATAGATACCTTTGTAATCCAGAAGAAGCAAACTCTAGCCCAACATTCTTACCGTCCATGCCTCGTTTCATCATGTCATGGAAGTCTTTGCTCTTTTGGGAAAGCTTTCTAGGAAGTTTGTTAGCAAGAATAATATCAGAACTCATACTTACTCCTTCCATTCTGTGTCTGCTCCTTGATCATCTGTGCTTCCATACCTTTGGATTTAGCCAGAACATACCTATCATAATGAGTTCTCCAAGTACCTTGGGCAATATAATTACCAATCTTCTGCTTGTAAACAGGGGATTTGTAATAGAGATTCGTCGATTGTACTAGGATCTGATAGTCAATATTCTCTTTCATGAGTTTCTCGAAAGCCTTTTTTCCTTCTTCTGAATACTGATTGATCTCGTAAGTAGTTCCAACTCCAGATTGAGCTCTAGGCGGAATACCAGCATCCTTGATGAATTGTATGTAAGCAGTCTTACTGTCTACATTTGTGACCTGTCCAGTTTTCTCCTGGATATTGGTATCTGGTTCTTTCCAGCCCTTCTTGATCATCTGCTGTTTGAGTTCCTTTGCTATCTTGACGATTACATCATATTCTGCTTTCTTGACATCTGGATCAACCTGTTTCTTAAGCTCGGAATAGAATTTTGTAGTGAAAATATACCGGTCACCAGCCGGTAAAACGTAGCCCCCTTGAATAAGTTCGGTGATTGTTTCTTGAATTTTCATATGTGAAAAGGGTAGGCAATTTAAGAGAAAAGACTGAAACAAACAAATATTTCAGCCATAATGTTAACAACTTAAATAGCTGGAACTGAAGCTTTTAGGGTTATTCCTGACACTTTAGTAGCAAGACGTATGTCGTGGTATTTCACCTTGGATTTGTCAAATACTACAAGAGCTTTCTCAAGCCATTGTTCGTCTACAGTGCTTTCTGCAACTAGTATGTACACCTTGACTGTATGCCCTAGTTTAAATCTGACTCCCCTACCAATTCTTTGCATACACTGTCTAGGATTGGAATTTACTTGTAGCATCACAATAGTATCAATACTGGGAATATTCAATCCCTCATCAACAGCATTAACAACACCTAATCTAGAGATCTTACCATTTCTAAAATCCTGAAAATCCTTATCATCTCTTTTGCTATGGTAAGTCTTCCCGGCAAGAAGATCATCGACTTGTTCTGTTCTGGTTCCAAACAATAGAGTTCTTTCTCCATCTTTGATCTTGGATAATATCACCCTAGCCCACTCAGTCTTAGATTGCAGTCCTGCAATAAACTGCATACGATCAATACGCATGAAGTTAATTCTCTGGGACTTAGAATACATGGCAACCTTAAGTTGTCTATCTTTGTATTCGTAAGCTTCTTGTTCAGTTTGATAGAATCTCTTGGCTTTATTACCACCTGGAATGTACTTTACTCGATTATCAAGCCTAAACTTTAGAACATGAATCTGATAGTTAGAAACTACTCCTGCTTCAATTCCCTGATCAAGACCGTAAGTGTAAACTACCGGTCCTAAGGTATCAAGTAGTTGTTTCTTAAGAACATCTGTTTGATTACCAATTCCTGGAGGAGTCGCTGTTAGCATCATAATATCTGGAAGTTCAGAAAGATCTTCCTTATAGGTATTTGTAAAATACCTATAACTACTCTCTGTTAGTTTATGGATTTCATCCCCAACTATAAGATCGTATTTTTCGGTATGATCTGCTAAAGATGCATAACACACTAATGTTACATTATTTTTACAAATCTTAGCACATTTCCACTTAGCGAACTCCTCAGGCCAGTTGATATCTCTTAAAAGCTCTGTTGGGACTACAATCAATACCTTGTACTTCTTGTTGTCTTTAACTCTATCCTTGATAACATCTACTGGTATCTTACTTTTGCCAGTTCCTGTAGCTAGTGCTAATAATCCTCTGGAACCATTCATTTCCCAAGCTGTCCGCGCCTTTAATTGCACCTCATCTTGTACTTCTCTAGTCAGAGCCATCCTTTGTCTCCTTTACAAAATAGGTACTGTCAATATACTCAAGAATCTCTTCTCTATGAGCTTCTGGTAAACCAATAGCCCTTTCTAAGAGTTGGGTAATGAATAGCATATCATCTTCGAATTCTTCAGCTTTAGTTAGACCTTCTTTGTCAGATCCTTGCTTTGCCATTCGAATATTTACTTGTTTGAAACCCTTCAACAACTCAGTTAGCCCAAGACCTAGCTTCTGACACAAGTACTGATTCCTAGAATCTCCTTGTTTTAGCCAGTTATATACTGCTTGATAATAGGTCTCTATGATCCATACAGCTGCATAGATCTTTGTGAGATTCTCATTTCCAGCTGCTTCCATCTCAGGATGTTCTTTATAATCATATCCTTTTACTTGCTTTGGTAGATTTCTCATTCTGATCTGGTTTTACTGGTAAACAATCGCACAAATCTTGATAACCAATTCTCTAGCTTATTATCCACTTTACGTTGAATAGGAAAGGGGACTAAAGGGTATCTGTCTTTTGCTTGAGCCATTAAGAACATGCAGAAAGCCCACACAACTACTAGGAGTAGTGATAGTATTATAATTAATACGTGTATCATAATTATAGTTTATAAGATGTATGAATATCCCTTGTACAGTTAACAACAGAACCAACACGTACATCATGAAACATCTCCTTTATTGTAATAGGAGAAACTGCTGTCTCCAAAAATTGATCAATTCTTTGTTCGATGTTTAATCTCTCCAACGAATTGTAGACAATAGAATCACCTTTGTACTTTGGCTCTACATACTCTGCTAGCATTATACCTTTGGCCTCTTCTAAACTTCTGGCCTTTACAGTATAATTATGCCTATTCCATGTAATAACTTTCTCGTCAATATAGAATTCAAACTCCTTGAGCTCTCCTTCTTTTTGGTTTATTTTTGCCATTTACTTACAGTCTTGTTCATATTTTAACCAGTATTCAGAAAATAGTTTAAGCTGTTCAAGTGTAGCATTGAACTTCATCATATTGGCCAACTTGCTTATTATCATAATATTTCCTGGAATATAGCCTAAAGAAGGAACTACTTTATCCAATGAAGGGGCATACATAGTACGTTTAATCATTGGAACTTGAAATATCGGACATAAAAGAGGGATTTCGAAATCTGCTTCTGTAATAGTAAAGGGAACATTTTGCTTTTTTGCTCTAGTCTTAGCTGATTCTAGTAATTGCCTTTTAGGGTAGATTAGCCTTCTTTTAGCTGCTTGTTCTGCTTCCTTCTTTTTATATTCTGTACCCTTTCTTCTATGCCGTTGATTAAAGAGACTTCTTACTTTAACACGTTCTAAGCCTCTGTATTGAGCAGAACAAACCTTACACCAAGACTGGACTCCTAAATCATTATCATTTTTCCACTTTGAAAAATCGGACAATGATTTTGACTTTAAACATTTTGAACAAACTTTTTCCATAATGTACTTATTTCTTACAAATATACTAAAAGTTGTCACTTATTCCATTTATCTGTTATTGTGGTATCAGTCTTCAACAGACCATTAGGAATTACAAATAATGCTGCCTCTTCCATAATTCTAGACAGCTCTACAGCCCACCACTCGGCTAGATCAGCGCGAGCAAATGAGCACAATTCGTCATGAACTTGAGCACAAAGATGAATACCATCCCAGAGATTATTCTCTCTTAGAAATTCCCAAACCATGTATATTGCCGTTTTTGTTATGTCCGCACTCGCGCCTTGTATAGGGCAATTCATTGATTGTCTTTGTATTCCACCAAGAACTGGGTGATATTGTATACCCATAATATGCTCATCAATATGATGTCGTACAGAAGACCATTCCTCAAATACTCTCTTCCTAAAGAATGGGGCAATGGTCTGGATATAGCCTTTGGTGACCCCAAAGTTGCCTAAGTAGTCTAAGATCCTACCGATAGCTGGAAAAGTCTTGAAATACAATTTCATCAAGTTCTCAGCTTCTGGTAGTGTTATTTCTAGATCTCTAGACAACTTCATAGCAGACATTCCATAAATTAAACCGAAGCTGATACTTTTAACCTGGTTCCTAAGCTTGTTATGTCCAGGACAATCACACTTACCCTTCTTAGGTTTGCCATCCTTACCAATTTGGTAGAAAGCACAATCCTCTACAGTAGCTTGTTTCCACTTATACCCAAATACTAACTCAGCACAGATATTGTGAAGATCTCGTCTTTCCTTTAGAGCGTCTAAGAAGACTTTTTCCTTAGTCATGTATGCTAAGACAACAATCTCCTGAGATGTATAATCAGAACTAACTACCTTCCAACCTTCCGGAGGAATAAACCCATTACGATATTTATTGTCCTTGGGAATATTCTGAATATTCAATTGTTATCATGGGGCTCTTTATCCCCATCTCTGCACATTTATCATCTGTGCAGCTCGGACTATATCATATACTTGTTTTCTAACTTTACCAAGTATTCGGGCGCTCGTGGAGAAAATTATTGTTAGGACTCATTTCTCTAGTCTCTGCACCTTCATATAGCTATTAACCTACTATATGCTCGGCTCAGGATTCCCCAATTATGAAGAGGTTCCCTGAATTCACCCAATTTTTAAGAGCACATCACTGTGCAATGGCCCAACATTCTAGGCCCACTACTACTAAACCTGCCAGTACTTACTACTTGATTGTACCTAGTTCTAACCTTACCATCACTATGAAGATGTTTGTCAATGAATCCTGCTCCATAAGTACTAATCAACTTTTCGGTTTCCTTAAACTTCAGATATTGCTTGACAACCTTATGCCTAACCTTACCAAGAGCCTCTTCTTCTACAGACTTTAGTCTTGGACTCACTGTTTGGAACAATTTAAGCACTTGAGCAGGACTCCCCCAATTCAGAAGAACTGTGCCTGCTTCATGCATTAACCCATTAGTTAATAACCAATCCTTATGAGCTGTTAGCAACATCTCGTTAATATCACTAAAGTCTCCAACAAGGTACATCCTTAGATAAGGGTCATCTTTGTCCTTATTGTACTTTGTGACAATAGGCTTTGTAGCACCAGTAAGATCAGGGTATAGATACTTGAGGACAAGAGATCTCTGAGCAGGGCTGTTCCAATTAATGGTGACAGAATCATACTCTATCAAGAGTTTCTCCTTAAGACAATGGCTATAGAATGGCTCTTCTAACAACATCTCATTGATCTTGGCTTTGGCCTGATCCCTTATTGGCTCATTGCTGGCAGCCATAGTCAACCAATAGTTGATGTCCATACCCATTCCATTATACTGCATCTCTCCTACACCCAGTACCGCACCATTCTCAAGACCAGCTACATTAGCAGATCCTAGAAGGTCAATACTATCCTTCTGCATTCTAGCTATTGCCTGCAACCAAGTGACATCCTGTGCGGCATAGTCAATATGACCAAGAGTTAGAATATCTTCAGCAAAAGCTGTCTGATAACTCTTATCCATCTTCAGATAGAGGTACTTCATAGCCAGATCGTCCAATGCATACATACCTTTACCACTTTTACCGCTGAGAATTATCTTCTCATAGTTCATAGTGTCGATGACATTACCAAGGATAATCCCTGACTTTCTCATCATCTCATATTCGAATGTAGCATTATGGATAAGTTTGGGCTGATTATGATTCTCAAGAAGATCTTTAATCATCTTGAATTCTTCTGGTTTGAGCCAACTAGCCTGCACAACTACACGGAAGATTGTACTTCCATGATCTGCAAATTGCTGATAACCGAACTGCATAGTTCTTAGAATCCTCTTTGGGAAATCATTTTCAGGGGTAGTCTCAACATCAAACTGGAAACAAGGCAGATTAGTAAAGAACTTTATGAATTGTGGGAATGTGGCCTTAGGAGCTTCTACTCCTTCTACGGAATGCCCGAAGAATACTGTCTTGATTTTAACTGCCATGGTAGTTACTAGTCAAAGTGATCGGGAATTCCCTCATGAGTATTATACCCACTATAGGGATCATCTTCTTGCATGAACCTATCTTCTGCAGCATCCACATTTCCCTCAATCTCCTCCACTACTGCATTGCAAGGTTCACCACATGCCAAACATATTGGTATATTCATTATAGTTATAGGCTCATATGCCTCAACTATTGGTGCCAAACAGCACATTGATATTCTAGTTTCTGATGCCATATTGTTCCTCCTTTGCTATCATTTCTTTTGACAACTCATTAATTTTCTCTCTCTGATCCAGATTCAACTCACCATACCTAATACGATTTTTCACGTATCTGTTAAGGTGCCCAAACGCATTATCATCAAGAATAGCTACTATCCTATAAAGAATCATAGAGGATACTTTAGTTGGTCTAGATGCTACAAATGCCACAACTTTATCTGCCTCATATATATCAGGTCCTGATGATCCTACAAATAATGGTGCTTCTTCTACTTCTTTCTTGCCGAACCATAGTGCCCGGCTAAACGCTTTTAATTCTTCTATCCTGCTCATCTGTTAATACTTTACTAGTTTGAAAATGAGTAGAACCTACCAATTGATAGGCTCAACCCCATGCTGTTTGTGAAATTCATCGGCTAATAGGAAATGCCCACAGCCTACATATTGATACTTACCACCACTACGAAGCTGTCTTGCAGGATGAATAGCCTCTAAGACCTTTCTAGGAGCTGCTGGAAAACCTCCAACATTATTATAATAGAATCTCTTGGCATCATCCCCCCATAACATTATAGCTGTAGGATTAGGACATTCCTTGAGGATAGTTCTAAGGATTAGACCTGTTAGCCTATCCCATCCCCAACTCTCGTGTGATCCAGATTTCTTCTTCTCTGCCGTAAGGGTAACATTCAAGAGAAACACCCCACTCATAGCCCAATCCCTCAGACTTGGTGTTAACCTCTTAATGTTATGAGTTCTATCAAGCTCTTGATATATAACTCCTAGACTCGGGGCTATCTCTTTCTTCTTAGACGAGAAGGCAATCCCTTCTGCCTCGCCATTTGTGTAAGGGTCTTTACTAATTACTAGCACCTTAACTTCTTCTAATGGTGTTAATCTCAAGAAGTTAAAGATGTCTGGAACATCTGGACATATTATTGCTCTATCTCTGTAAACCTTAGATGAGATTTCTCTCATATAAGGCTTCTCAAACTCTGGTGCTAGAACATCATACCATGAACCTAACACTTCTTTCAGTTTCTCAGACATCTATGGCTCCTCCGTCTTACTGATGATATTATCCATTTCACGGATATGTTCATCAATAGGGAAATCCCAAATGGCAAGCTTACCACTCTTCAAGTTCTTTAGATTGGCTAAAGCTCTTTCTAACTCTTCTTTCATGGCACAAGCCTGACGAATTAACAACTCATTAGCTTTAGCCTCATCTCTCACAACATTTGTATCCCCGATACCATCAGAGAACAATATCTCACAAATAGGAGTCCCTGTTGATGATAAGACAATAGTATTTCCGAACTCGGTATCTCTTGTACCGTTCCACGGACTCGGTGTGTGCTTCATACTTTATTATTAGTTACCAGATATGTAAGAGATCATTGTACTAAACCATGATTTCTTAGGAGTTTTAGCAATAGATCCACTAGCTACCCATAACATCTGAGATACTGTTACCCCTAGAGCATCAGTAATCTTACAAAGAGTTGCATATGTGATGTTAGTACCTCTTGATTCCATACTTCCGATAGAAGAGG